TCCTTACGGTTTATTTCAATATGTCCACGAAGTTTGACGTACATTATTCAATTATCAGTTTAAATGCAATATCACTAGTTATATCCATCTCAAAAGCTTGCACATTTTTCATACCTTTCAATTCAGGAAACTTTAGGTTACGAATAACTACTTTTTCGTTATCTTCAAATAAAAGGGATGTCCTTGCATTTTCAATATCCAATGATTCACCGGATTTATATAATTCTTTCAGATCGAAAACAAGTTGATCAGGATAATCACCATCTGATGAAACTATGATACCTTTTACATTCAAGTCCCAATCATTCATTGAAATTTCTTCTTTAACAGAACCCTGTTGATTAACAAGGGGAGTTTCAACAATCGTTTTTTTACTTGCAATGGACGATACAGTATTTTGAAGCATAAACATTGTTCCATCGGCTTTAATTAGCCATATTGGCAAAAACACTTCATTGCCATTGCTATTCATTCCATAAAAAGGAGAACCTTTAATATTGTATTCGCGACGCTCCGAAGGCGTTGCGAAGGAATAATCCGAAGACTCCGAACTACTTCCAAATAACTTTTTCTCAACTGTATTTTGGAGGCTAAATAAAAATGGAGGTGCAGCATATCCCCAAACACTTTTGAAGATATCTTTCAGGTCAAATTCATTGAATTGATAGTTCTTATTTTCCATTATTCTGTAGCCATTTTGTTAGCACTATTCAATACCTGAGCTAATGCTTGCATAACTAAATCTTTCACTTCAGTAGCTCCCTGACTCATTGTAAGTGGATGAATCGTTATTTGACCAATCATCTCCTTATTTACATTGATAGTTATGTTTGTTGGCTTACTTCCGCCACCAGCAATACTTTTTACCTTTTCGTCTGGATTAATGCTACTATTTCCGCCACCGGCTAAACTTCCGGTAAGTGATCCGGCATTTAACCCACTCTTTTTATCAGTTTGACTTTTAGCAAAGCTATTTATACCTTTATTGTATCCTTTTGCCCATGTTTCACCCGCTTTTGAACCGTTATCAATAGCAGCTTTTACAATACCTCCACCGGCAAAACTGTTTACATATCCAGACCCAACTTGTTTTGCACCTTCCTTAATTTTACCCCAGTCACGCGAAAAAATTCCATCAATAACTTTACCCAGACCTACAAACATATCAACTAATCCATGCACCGTATTCATTACGGCATCTTTCAGGAAGTTGACAAACAGTTTGAATGAATCCCAAAGGCCAAAAACAATACCTCTAAACCAGTCAAATTTATTCCAGGCAATGACTAAAATTGCAATCAAAGCAGCTATGCCGGCAATGACTAGACCAATAGGGTTTAGCAACATTGTACCGTTCAAAATTGCTTGAGCAATTGTCCAAAGCTTAATACCCCATGTGATTAATTGAAATGCTGCAAATGCGCCCAAAGCAACGCCCGTAAGTTGTAGTAGCATGTCGGAGTTCTGAGCAATCCAATCTACCATTGGCATAAGGAAGTTCATCAAGTCATTGGCATAAGGCAATAGTTTTAATCCTATTTCGGCACCGGTCTGCCTTAATGTGCCCACTAATGTTGAAAACTTACCTGAAGCCGTTTGGCTCATTTTATCCATCATGCCAAAGAAAAGCCCGCCTTTGCTCGTTGCATGTTGGAATGCACCTTCAATCATGGAAGCAGATATCTTTCCTTTTTCCATTTCAGCACGCAGGGTTCCCATACTTTTACCGGTCATCTTTTGCAGTTCCTGAAGCGGATTAAAGCCGGCATTTATCATTTGCAATAAATCCTGGCCTTGTAATTTTCCAGCACTGGACATTTGAGAGAAAGCAAGTGTCAAAGAACTCATTTTGTTGGCATCACCCATTGCGATATCACCCAACATTTTCAGGTTTGGCAATATCTTTTCTGCCGACGTACCAAACGAAAGCATCATCTTCGCATTATCAATCAGCCCTTTGTTTTCGTAAGGTGTATCGTTGGCAAACTTATTAATACCCGCTAGCATTATCCGGGCTTTTTCGGCACTTCCTAACAGTACATCAAAACTGATTTTAGATTGCTCCAGATCAGCCCCCATTTGTACAATGCTCTTAATGCCCTGAAGAACTGCAAGTGTACCCACTATACGCCCAATTCCACTGGCTAGATTATTGGTTTCAGTGTTCGATTGTCGAACATTGTCCATATAATTTTTCCACGACTGGGAGGCACGGCTAACACTCTTTTCAGCCTGAGACATTGCCTTTTCAGTTGACTTACCTACACCGTCGACGCTTTTTGATACATTTTCAGCAGCTTTCGAAGCATTCTTCAAAACACCGCTCAATAAATCGCGCGCTCGTAATATGTATTCAACACCTGGTCCCATTATTGCTTATTTTCTTCAGCTTCTCGTTTTCGGATATTATCTAAGTGGGCAACTTTCATCGCCCATTCTTCATCGGTAAGGTGCGAGACATCATAGCCAAGGTAATATTCCAATTGGGTCGACATTAAGCCGACCCAATCATTCTCACCCCACTGTTCAGCCTCGCTTAAAAGTTTTTTAGCTCAGTCTCCTTGAATTCTATCAATTCGCCAGCTTTCACACAGGCATTGAACCAAAGTACTTCGTCTTTTTTAATTTCTTCAGAACCACCAATCATGCAGTTTGTCAATACAGCTTCACCGGTTTTCATCAGTTTACCCATATTCATTTCGATATCGCTACCGTCATTTTCGCCTTTCGACATTTTAAACGACATTTGACTGAGTGCATAACTGGTAGTCTGGCGGTCAATTTTGCGAATATAAGCGATATGACCATCTACGATAACACCATATACTTTGCCGTATTTGGCTTTCCACTGTTCAATTTGTTCAGGCGTAACTTCGCCCACAAGGGTTGTTTTTTCTTTTCCCATGATTAATAAGGTGATGTTGTGTTATACTTAATTTTCTTTACAAACATAGGAGTGGTTGACTCCATAAATTTAGCACCCTGTTCCATCGCTTTTTCAATTTCCATAAATTGAACACCTTCAAGAATATCGGTTACTATTTTAGCTCCGACGCTATTTTTTGGAATGTAACTATGAACAACAGTAAATGGTGGTATTGAGAATGCATCACCTCCACCAGATGATATAATAGCCTCCAATTCACTCTGAAGGAACTTAAGTTCACTGGTGTATTTTCTATTACCGTAACCAACATCCGCCGGCTCATCACCTTCAGCGTAGATAGCTTCGATTTCGCGTTCAGCTTTATACTTAAACCCACGAATACCGGTTACAAACCGACCGCCCATAAAACAGCGGTATTCTGACCAACTAAATGCCATAATTTTATATTTATTATTGGTTTACAAAACTCAATACCACTTCAATCGGATTCAAATAACCCTTAGGAGTGATGTTCAGATAGATTTTTTGAGCAGCTCCGGAAAGAACATCAACCGTAGTATCAATTTGCGCACTGAAGTTGGATATTTCACCGGCCATTGAACTGTTCACTTGGGTTTCAATCTTTTGCTTCAGGTAAGCAGCTACAGCAGCGTTCAGCGTACCATCGTCATTTACCTCTACATCATCGTCAAGCTCTTCCACGTAGGTGTTATAAGCTATTTTCAATGCTTTATCAATGGTTCTGATACGTGCAATTGTATTCAGGTCATCAGTCTGCGAAGTAGCTGTGAAGTCTCCATTAAAGTAGTAACCTGAACGGTTAGGGAACTGACGGAACACGATATAACCTTTGTCGTGAATAGTACCTAAATCTTCGCGTTCTTTGATAGCTTTACCATCCGTCAAGTAGGCTGTGTCGATAGGCAATGATCCATTCTTTACACGCGATATTTTGCGTTGTACCGGCAAAGCTGCAATCTGGCCTAATATCAACCCAATGGAAGCAGAACCGTTACTGAGCGTAGAGCATAGGCCTATGGAAGTACGATATTTAGTATCTGTATGCAAATCGCGAAGGGAATCAGAATCGGTCATTTTACGACCTTCAATTACCAACACGAATGGCATTATTTTGCCCAGGTACTCCATAGCCAATACTTGACCTTTAGTCATTGCTGTTGATACTTCAGTATCTAAGCCATCAAGTGTAACACCTGCATCAGCTCCAACAGCAGTACCCAATGCCATGATTTCGCCGTTAGCTTTATTCAACAATATTTTCGCCGGACAAACTTCTAAGTCTTTATCAACAGTTTCAGACAATTTTACAGTGGCTGCCACAATTATAATCCAAAGCTTTGCACCTGTGGGAGCTATAGAGTAAAACTCTGAAATATGACGAAAAGCAGCTACATTCGCACCACTGGCATCAATGCCCAGGGCTTTCGCTCCATCTGTGCTGTAAATAGCGTAAGGGGTATTCAATACCAACTTATCAGCTACAGCAACACCGGGCATAATAAAGCCCACAGTGTTATCGTTTGTTTCGGCTACCAAGCCCAATCCGTTACGGACAAGGCTTATTACTACATTAGGTAATCCAGTCATGGTTTACAATTTATAATGTTCCGGACTTTTGTCCACTTTCTTTGAGTGATCTAAAGCATTTTCAGCTTTAGTGAACCAATATCCTTTTACAGGACACCGCCAGATTTCTTTTACATTTTGTGAAGCCATAAGTGTTTCGGCTTCTGTTTGAAAATTCAGATCCACTTTTTCTTCAGGTAAATCAGTAACCGTTTTTAGTTCTTCATCTGCTGTGTTAGCAGGAGATATTTCAGTATCAGTTACCTTAACTTCATCTGTTGTAGTCGAAGTTTCAACCGTTTCAGATGATTGACCAACTACATCTACTACAGAAGCTTCAGGTTTTACGACTTCAATTTCTGTTGATTTATCAGCTTCAATTGTTTCAGTCACTTGATCAGCTACAGCTGCTTCTGTTGAAGTTTCTACTTCCTTAGTTTCTTCAACTTCACCATCAGGTTTACTAGAAGTATTATCAATAACCGGTGAATGACATTCTGTATCAACTACAGCTTCTACAGTTGCATCCGCTTTTGCGGTTTCGTCAACTATTGGGTTTACATTTTTTGCCATGTTATTTTATTAAATTATAGCGTTTTAGAATTAGATATATGAATGATAATAAGGCTACAATCGAAACTGCAATAGAAACAGATACCCAAGTGGGCGTTTTCACCTCTTCAGATTGCTTTGAAACCTCTTTAGCATCAGCTTGAGTTTTGCTCTTGTCTGTAAGTGCTGAATTGGCTTTTAGTTTCGATTTATCTTCATTTGTAGCCTTAGACTTAATGTCTTTTTTTGAGTCTGCATTAGCAGTTGAATTGTTATTCTTACCACGTTTAATCTTTCGGTTAGTGGTAGTAGTTTCAGTTGGATATTGTTTACCTGTGCTATCTGGTGGAGATAACTTTGTATTGGTACTCGTTTCTTCAACATTTTCTGAGCTAGTTCCTTTATCAGTAGTATTCAATGAACTTGTAATAGACTGATTAGTTTCTATTGACTGATTGATATTCAGCTTTGCATCACTCGACTGATTAAGCTCTAAATTAGCGGCTGTTTTGGCCTTTACTTCAGTTGTATTTGATTGTTTGATAGTTTTACAACTAGTATAAAAACCAACAGACATCAGTACAATACAAATAAGAATCATTCTTTCACCCAGTGATTTCTCTAGCCTCAAGCTTTTTCTGCTCCAAGTTTTCATGATTTATTGAGTTTAAAATTTTAATAATTTGTTTATTTGTTGCTGTAAGTTGCTTGACAGTTGCTTCCAAACTCCCAACTTTTGTTGCTAATTGAGAGTAATTTTCAAGTAGTAACTTATAGCGAGCCTCTGAAGCTTCAGCACTTTCGCGCCAAATCGCAATAGCCTTAGTTACGTTATCAAGTTCAGAACCCTCAGCTTTCGCATCTGCATCTTTCGCCTCAGCTCCAACTTTTTTTTGTTGGCTTTTAAGTGTCAATACATTGATGAGCCATCCACCGCCAACGCTAGAACCCAATACAAGTCCTACAATTTCTATCCAGTTCATAATTCAAAAACTCTAGTTGACCAACCTTTATAGTATTTCCACTGAGTTGGTTTTCGTTTACAAATCTTATAGTATTTCAGCAACCGGTCATACTTATAAAGCAGAATAAATTGCTGTTTTGTCATTACCGGGCGTTGGTTCAATTTTACAATAGAATCATTCAGCAATGCAATTTTAGCATTCAACACTACAACAGTATCCTTTTTAATAGCAGTCTGCGATAAACAGAATGCCGGGATAAGAAGTAATAATAACAATAACTTTTTCATATCAATGAGCTTAATTTTGTAACTAGCTCCGAAGTTATAACTCCAGTCTGAGCAATTGCCACAATTGCTTGAGCGCGTTTTATTGCTGGCTTAATACCTTCGTTAACTGCTGAGTCTACAAGCGTGTAAGCAATATCTTGATCATCTATAAAGTCACCACCAATCTTGTCCCAAAAGTTATCTTTATAAAATGCAAAAATGAGTAGATTTAATTCTGCATCCCGTTTCAGATTTACTAAGAAATTAGGTTTACCATTATAACTGTCAATGATTTTCCAACCTTTCCAATTAGGCCAAAATTTACGAGCAATGCCCTTGTATGTTTCACCACCGGCATCATTAGGATCATTTGCATACCCACCTTCAGTCAATAATACTTTCAATATTGCATTTCTATATTCTGCCATTATCCTTTGAATTTATATTTTGGAATGATATCAGGTTCCGGTTTAGCCGTTGTTTTACGTTCAATCAATTTCTGATCTTCCACCGATGTTGAAAAGTCAACCCTGAACAAAATGAATTTTTCGCCATACTGAGGTTTATATTCAGCTGATCTGTTTAGTGGTGTAAGGTTTTCAATCGAAAAACCCTCAAAGGTTTGATAAATATCATCGAACTTATCTAGGATGGCCAAACTGGCATCTTCGCGTTCTGAACCATTGAATGTATCGGAACCTGAATCAACATATAGGTAAGTACTTATAATCCCATTACCGATCTGATCAGTTTCGTCCAGGTTGCTAAACTTAAAATCTCCAAGTTCGATAAACAAGGCCGGTAACGGAACAGGATAGTTTTGTTTCTGAGCTTGCATTTGACCCTTTTGCAAATCCACAAATTTCAGATACACCAGTTCGGTTTTAGCCAAATCCCGCAAGGCCTTGTATATATCGCTTCTTTTCATCTCGTTTTATTTAAGCCACTCCAACTCATCACTGAGTCGAAGTGGCTATCCAACCTATGAAAAACTAACCCTATTATGCTTTAGCTTGATAAATCATTGCAGAATATTTCTGGCTATCTTTTGTGAAATCCGACTTAAATTTGTGCGAAAATCCAAATTCAGTAGCACGTCCAGCAGTGTTTTGGGATTTATTCACTAGGA